GTTGAATCTCCTCTTGATTGTCTTCGTCTTCATACTGCTGGTTTTCCTGGAGCAGTGGCTGTATGCGGAGCCACACCATCAGAAGAACAAGTCAAGCTCCTCCGTTACTCAGAAAAAGTAATCTGCGCATTCGATAACGATAAAGCAGGGCACAAAGCATCAGAAGAGATGTGCAAATTCGCACGCAAATACGGTATGAATTTGTTCTTTTTCAACTATGGTAGTAGTGGAGCAAAAGACCCAGGCGATATGACCGACGAACAGATTGCATGGGGAATTAAGCATGCTAAATCGTCAGTACTCGGAGAATTCGCCTATGTTTCAGGGAACGCTTAAGCCGTATCAAGTTGACGCCGTCGAAAAGATGGTTGACCTTAAAACTATTCTCGTTGCGTATGAGATGGGTCTAGGAAAGACCCCAATGACTATCGCTGCTATTGAGCAGCTCAGGGACCAGGGACAGATTAAACAGTCTGTACTGGTCCTTTGTCTTGCCAGCCTCAAGTACCAGTGGCAAAAAGAAGTCGCAAAGTTCAGTGACTCAGACGCAATAGTTATTGATGGCACACCTAAGCAGCGAGCCGCACAGTACGAAGAGGCTCTTAACTACGAGTACATTGTTATGAACTACGAGCAGGTAATTAATGACTGGGATACCTTAAAGAGCATGTCCTTTGACGCAGTAATATGCGACGAGGCTACAGCCATTAAAGGGTTTAGAGCTAAGAGGGCTAAGAAAGTAAAGGAGCTCTCTAAAAAGATTCCTATTAGATTCGCCCTGACCGGCACACCTATCGAGAACGGTAGGCCAGAAGAAATATACTCAATCATGCAATTTGTAGATGGAAGTATTCTAGGCAGATTTGACTTATTTGATAAAACGTTTATTGTAAGAAACCACTTCGGAGGTGTTCAACGATACCGAAATCTTCCGCTCCTTCACAAAACACTTATGTCCTATACAGTAAGAAAATCTCAACAGGATGAGGATGTGAAGCCGTATCTACCGGATGCCGTTTACAGAGAGCCGCTAATTGTAAAGCTCGACAAAGCCAGCCAAACTTTGTACAACAAGATTACCACTGACCTCCTTGAGCTTCTTACAGAGGCAAGAGAGGCTTTCGGCGCATCCTTTAACCTGGCAGCACACTACGGGCAAACATATCAGCCGGGAGACCCAGCCGTAGAAATGCGCGGAGAAATCATGTCGAGAATCTCTGCATTAAGAATGCTGTGCTCTAGCCCGGATGTTCTGAAGTCCAGCTATCTTAAGTTCGACAATAAGCGAGGAGGAAGTGCTTACGTACACTCCTTAGGAATTCTCCTTGACAATATTTCTAAAACACCTAAACTAGACACTACAATTTCATATCTGCAGGACCACTTAGACATTGATGCTACATATAAAGCAGTTGTTTTTGCCTCTTATTTAGACTCAGTGTCAGAGCTTGTTGGTAGACTATCTGATAAAGGGTATGAAGCTGTTGCTTACACAGGAGAGATGAATGCAAAACAAAAAGAAGAAGCCAAAGTACGATTCCAAACTAATCCTTCTACTCGTGTCCTTGTTTCTAGCGACGCTGGCGGTTACGGTGTTGACCTTCCTCAAGCCAACTTACTAGTGAACTATGACCAGCCGTGGAGTTCTGGACTTCTTGTCCAACGTAATGGTAGAATCAATAGAACATCAAGCACCTGGCCATCGATTACAATTCAAGACGTATTAGTTCTTGACTCAATCGAACAAAGGCAGTACGATGTACTTAAGCAGAAAGTCAACGTGGCCGGAGCAATCTTGGATGGTTCCAACATTAATTCCAAGGGCGGGGTTGACATGACGGTAGGAAGTATGCTTAACTTCTTATCTAACAAATTAATCTAGGAGGACAAATGGCAAACGTATTACCAGAAGAAGTACGTATCTCTAATCCAGACTCTATTGAGTCTCAGGTTCGCGAGTACGCAAAGATTAAGGCGTCTATGGACGTTCTTGAAGCACGTCAGAAAGAGCTTCGCACCCTACTATTCGCTCACCTGGACGCCGAGGGCCTTGAAGATGACAAGGGAAACATCCAGTTCGAGTTCGGAACTGCTATCGATGGGATTACTCGCCTAGAGAAACAGCGTCGTGTAACTCGTAAAATTGATGAGTTTAAAGCAGAGGAAGTTCTCGAAGAACTAGGGCTTGCTGATGATGTGTACGAGCTAAAAAAGGTTGTTAATGAGGATGCCCTCATGGCGGCTTACTACGAAGAGAAAATCTCCGAAGAACAGCTTGACGAAATGTTCCCAGCCAATGTAGTCTGGGCTTTACGTACCCTAAAGAAGTAAGGCAATAACATGGTCGGTATGCGCGGTGAAGCAGATATCCTCAAGGCATTTGAGGGGCTTGACCGCGCACCCGGCTCTAAGCAAAAGCGCCGCGAACCAAACAGCGTGTCGGACAAACGGCGCGCGAGTATACTTGGGGAGTCAAACGGGTGGGACGCAAATCCCATCGTAAAGACTCTCAAAGGAGTAGAGACGGACGTTTTCACTATCTCAGCTTTGGCTGCAGCTCTAGAGAAAAAGATTGTCACTATTCGTTTGTGGGAGAAAAAGGGGTACATCCCGGCAGCTCCCTACCGTCTCCGTTCTAAAAGCCTGAATGGCAAAAAAGTTAACGGCAACCGTGTTTACACGCGTGTCTTAATTGAGATTGTTATTGAGGAATTCGCAAAACGCGGATTACTCGGCTCAGCTCGTGTAGAATGGAATCAGCATCAAGATTTGACCGAGGCAGTTGTGTGTCGGTGGAAAGATGCGCTACAATAAACAAGTGGTAGAAATACCCAAGACAAAAAGCAGCCGCAAGGCTCACGACAGAAAGAAATAAAACCATGATTGAACGCCCAACCGTTGACGCAGACAGCTACCTAGCTGAAGACTCCGTTGACATTGCACCAAAGCACGGCACCACCGTCCAGGCCGGATGGGGAGCTGCAGCTTCTGCTCTAAAGCCTAAGGAAAAGTCTGGGGATTACCCGACCGATTTCCGTTTCACCGAACAGGCACAGCTAGTCCGTTTCCTACAGGACGAGCCATTTGCCGTATACGAACAGCACTGGATTGACCGCACTGAGGGTCGTCGTTCGTTTGTATGCCTAGGTGACGAGTGTCCACTATGTACTATTGCTGGTGACAAGCCTCGCCCGAAGTTCGCCTTTAACATCATCGTTCTTTCTGACGGTGAACCAAATGTCCAGATTATGACAGCCCCACCATCGTTCGCTCGTCAGCTGCAGGCAGCTAATGACGACCCACGCCGTGGTCCGTTGACTAAGTTCTACTGGGCAATTGCTCGCACAGGTTCGGGTAACACCACGCAGTACACACTAGACCGTGTACGTGCAACCGACCTTGCCGAAGAGTGGGAGCTGGACTCAAACGACATTGACGCGTTTGCAGCTACCTCGATTTCGTATGACACTACCGCAGTTTACGTGAGCCCCCGCGAAGAACTGCTCAAGGTAGCGCGTACCCTAGTATCGTAACCACTCACTAATAATGGGGGACCAGGGTCTTTCCTCCCTTTCAATCCTGGTCCCCCATTTCTAATCTTCAGGGGCATAATGAACATAATCACAACGGCAGAGCAGCTAGCCGAGTTTGTAGCTGCGTACTCTAAGGTCGACGCGTTTGCGTGGGACACAGAGACTATTGGCGAGAACCGCCTGTACCCAGTAATCAATGATGTTTGCTGGATTTCTTTTGCGACCGATAGTCGCGTAGATGTTATCCCTATGGGCCACCCTAACGGAGAGCTAGAGGGACACGATAAGCCTTTGCTTCTACAAGGCCAGCGTCGTCTTGCTGAGGGAAAACCAATCCTTGACTCTCACTACTCTAAGGACGAGCGTAAGTGGACTGCAAAGTTTGGTGAAGCCCCAACACAACTGACTCCACGTCAGGTGTTTGACGCCATCGAACCAATCCTCTTCGGTCCCGCACTTAAGATTGCTCACAATGCCAAGTTTGACTTGAAGTCAGTTGCCAAGTACTACCGTGGTCGTGTGCCTAGTAAGCCGCACTTCGACACGCTCATGGCTGCCTTCATTGTTAATAACCTAAATAAGTTTGACCTAGGCCTAGCGCCTTGCGTACGCCGCGAACTCGGTATCGAGGTTGAGAAAGGCGTAGGAGAGAACGTCGCGTTGCACTCGTTTAGTGAGGTAGCAAAGTACTCCGGCATTGACGCTGAGGTTACCTGGAAGCTCTACAAGGTTCTCGAGCCTAAGATTACTGGCAACCTACAGAAGGTTTGGAAGCTAGAGATGGACGTTCTTGGCGCACTGTGCGACATGGAACTAACCGGTGCCTACATTGACCAGGACGCCCTAGAGACTCTTGCAGAAGAGATTGAGAAGGGTAAGCACGAGGCTGAGGCAAAGTGCTACCGTGAAGCCGGTAAAGCCTTTGCTATCAACTCTGTTCCTGCCAAGCAGCAGCTGTTGTTCGGTGCCAGCGACGGCTCAAAGCCCCGCCTACCGCTCCCCAACCCTAAGTTCAAGAACGTACTTACTCCTAAAGGTGTGGATGCGTACAAGAACGGCGACCAGCTAACTGCAGCACACTGCTCCGTATCTGCTGACGCGCTTGAGTTCTGGCGTGGTAAAGATACTCTAGTAGATGCAATTTTGGAGTATCAGGACTTGAACAAGCTGATGACAACCTACGTAACTCCTTATACCGGTGGAGAAGTAAAGCGCGTAACTAACGGCAAAGAAAAAATCACAGAACGTAAATCGCTTCTTATCAACGGTCGTGTTCACACTAACTTTAAGGCGCATGGAGCAGAGACTGGTCGCTTTAGTTCCTCTGAGCCTAACCTTCAAAACATTCCTTCCTCAGGAGAGTATGGCAAGTTGGTTCGTAATCTATTCGTGGCTCCTCCTGGCTATAAACTGGTTGTGGCAGACTATTCTCAAATTGAACCGCGCATCATCGCTGCGTTCTCGCAAGACCCTGTTCTAATGGAGAACTACCTTTCCGGCGGAGATGTTTACACCACGATTGGTGACACCATGGGTGTTGACCGTAAGGCTGGTAAGGTGCTAGTTCTAGCCATCTCGTATGGTGTAGGTCCAGACAAGATTGCCGCAAGCATCGGTTGTACTCTAAAAGAGGCGAAAGACCTCCTTAACCGCTTTGAAGAGAAGTTCTCTTCTATTGCAAAGTACAAGGCGTATGTTATCCGCATGGCCAAGCAGATGCCTGGAAATGTTCCTTACGTAGAGACTATGTTTGGTCGTCGTCGTTATATTCCGGAACTAAACGCCAAAGACTTTTCTTCTCTTGGCCGTGCAGAGCGTCAAGCATTCAACACTATGATTCAGGGGTCAGCGGCTGACCTTATGAAGTTGGCTTTAGTGCGTGCCCATTCTTGCTTTATTAATGAGAAGGATGTTAATGTTATCCTAACGGTTCACGATGAACTAGTGACTATTGCTCCAGAAGATAGGGCAGAAGAAGTCGCAGAAGCAATTCGTGAGTCGATGGAAGGTATCCATCTTCAGAAGATTAGCGTCCCACTAATCGCTGATGTAAAGATTGTAGATAAGTGGGGTGAGGCAAAATGATTCGTAAAAATAAACCTATTACTACACCGACTGAAATAAATAGTCGCGTACGTGGATTTATCTTAGACTCTCAAATTCAGCATGCTCATGAGCTGACTGTAATACTTGGTTGTTCACCAATCAGTGATGAAGTGGCCGAGCGTGAGGAAGAAGAGAGTGACAAGCGCCTTCAAAGGATAGACTATCTAACTCCCCTAATCTATGCTCACGCGCACCTTCTTGCTGAAGGCGCAATCGAGTATCAGAGGTCTAACGCTTCAGAAGAAATTGCAAAGCTACCCAAAGAGATTTGGATAGAAAGCAGGAAAACTATGGAACAAGTATCTATGTCAGCCGTAATAGGTTCGATATCTCAACTAATCGATATGGGATTACTATCAATCCCAAGGAAGTATAAAAAATGAGTAATGCAGACTGGTGGGCAAACAAGCTCGCAGGTAGTACGCCTCAGGCCCCTGTAGGACGTCCGGACCCAACTCCCGCAATGCCTCCAAGCCAGCAACCTTTGGCTCCGATGCCTACGTTTCAGCAGCCGCAGACGCCGAAAGCTCCGAGTGCTGCGCAGAATAATTTCTGCCCTGACTGCGGGTCGGCTAATTATATGTCTCCATCGCCTCAAATCGCGCTACGGTGTTACGACTGTGGGTATCCAATATCACAGTCAGGTTCGCGTTTCGGCGGTCTTGCAGGCGCTCATGTTGAAGGTGCTGCCAAAGCAGCCTCAGGTAACGACTCAACAAATAACTGGAACCCACAAGGAATCATCGGAAGGATTGATTAATGATTAATGCAGACGCGCTAAAGATTATGGCGCAAATCAACAAGAAGCTCGGAGCAGACGCTGTAGTTATCGGTAACGATATTCGTAGCGACCTAATCACACGTGTGACCACTGGTTCTACCACATTCGACTACGTTCTAGGCGGAGGCTTTCCAGCCAATCAGTGGAACGAGTTAATCGGTGAAGCGAGTCATG